TTGTGTTTTGACTTCTTTTTGTTCTTCAACATTCGGTTGTTCAATAGTTTCAATATCGGGTACATCAACAACAATTGATTTTATTATAACTCTTCTACAAGCCATTGCATTTACAGAATATACTTGTGATTGAAAAGTGATAGCACCAGTTGTACTTTTAATATCCTCAGTACAATTTACTTCAAAACCTGGTGTACCATCTGCCGATTTGGGAACAACACTTTTAGCTTGTTCACCACTTGCAATTTCTTTAATTATTAGTTTTTTATCATCAATAAATTTTTGTAAATTAGCATCTCCGATTTTAAAAGATTTTAAGAAACTTTCAACTGAATCTATTCTTCTTTGTGACAATTTTTTATTGTAATCAACTGACGCAGTCGCTGAGGCAGCACCCTCCATTTCTATAGTAATAGTTCCTTTTTTATTATTCAATAAATCAAAGGCATCAGTAATAAAATTCTTTTGTCCACTTGAAACTTTTTCATAATTTGTTTTTACAACAGAATCGAAAAACTCGTTGACATTTTTGGCTCTATTACAAAATTCAACATTTTGTTTACAATAAGTTCCACCTGAAGCAAAAGCTGATTCAGCATTCGTTTTATAAGTTTCTTTTTTTGAAATATAACCATCATAAGTACTATTATATGGAATATCACCAGATGATGGAATATCATTGTCAAAATAAAAACCTATACCTAAATAGGCATCAACAAAAGCTTGTTTAGCTGGGTCTGGTGTAGTTTTTTTGACACCCTGAGGTGGAGTAACATTTCCTCCATCTTGTCCTCCAAGTGGTACATTTTCTTTTGATATTTCTGTTATAACTTGACCAAGTTCTTCTTTGGTTAATCTTGGATTATTAATAACCTCTTGGTATGTATATAATTCAGACAATGGTATTGTATTAAATTTTTTAGCTAATTCGTAAATGTCAAATTTTACACAACCTGCAAAAAATGAATCAACTATTGAATCAATTTTTTCTTTAGTTTGACCCTTAAGTTGTTTTTGAACAATTGTGTTCATAACAGAAGGATGGTCGACTATGATTTTCCAATTTACTGAACCACTTCTACTTGATTTTGAGTAAGTATATATAGGTTCAGGTCTACCAATAAAAGTTGTTGCATCGAAGGATACATCAGCACTATCTTCAAATGTTAAATCATAGGGTGGGAACCACATAATTCTACCACCATTAGGTCCTCTTTCACATGCAGGTAAATCATCATATGTAAACCCAGGTTTACTTGATGTTCTCCAAGCAAGATTTTCAATTGAGAACATATATTTTTTAGCAACAACTTGACCTTTTGCATTTGGTTGTAGATTTGTTGAACCAGGATTTTTGAGTGGTGCTATGTTTAAATTATAAGTGTTGTCCAATACAGAATAGTCAAATCTTCTACCTGATTTAGTAATACCATCTGATTTCTGTAAATCACCATAAGTGTAATAAGGTGTATCTTTTGCAAATACCCTACAATATTCAATACCCGCTTCAGCACCAGTAGTGTTATCTCTATATGATAAAACTCTTGAACCTTTTGTTAATTCTTTATATCCATCGTTGAAAACTTTACTAACTTGATTAATTGCATTTCCAACGTGTTTTAATCTCGAAATACCATTAACTAAATCCGCCGAATTAACAAGACGTTGAGTTGCATCTAAAATAGAACTTTCTTTGAATTGTAAATTTGTTGATTCGTTACTTGTATATTGTGAACTTATTAAATTAAATTCCTCATCTTGTGAACCAGTACCACCACCAGGTGTTGCTTTAAAACCAGCATCACTTTTATATTTAGGTGAAACCCACACAAATTGACCATCAATACCTCCACCATCAGATGATGATTTACCAGCCAAACCAAAATTTAATCGACCAATATTTCCTTCATATAAACTACCCAACTCACTAGGTCCATAAACCGGTGTTTGTACTTGTCTTCCGAATGGGTCAATAGGTATTTGTAAAGGTGGTGATGTAATAGTCGATGGTTCAGATGTTCTACTACCCACATAGTAACCACCATTCAAAGTACCATTTTGATTTATTGTACTTTCAGTTTGTGCAAATTGTGAAGTTCTTGTATATTGTGCTCTATATCTATTATAATCAATATTAGCAAATAAAGCTGATTGTTGACCTGTACCAGTGTTATCAATGAAATTCTGTGATGGATTCGTTGTAATATTTAAGGTGAGTGGTAAACCTCCACCTCCAGTTGTTAAATTAGGTACGTTAAGAGCTAATGATATTTGTGTGGATGAACCAGCATTAAAAAGTACAGGGTCAAAATAATCACCAGCAATAGGTGATACAGGAAAATATGCACCCCCCAAACTTTGTATAAATGGTGATTCATTAGTTGGTGTTGTTGGTACTGTAATAGTCCAATTTTTAGACCTCAAGGGTTCTTTACCCGCAATAATTAAAGAAATATCAAAAGGGTCACTTGTTGTATCAAGAGTCAAAGTGCCTTGTGTATTTCTTCTTGTATCAGCATCAACTCTGTCCTGAAAAAGTTTTTTTAAAGTTTGAGCCCCAAGCTTAGCTAAATATGAATCTTGTGATAATAATCCACTATCACCAGCGGGGTCAGGAGAAATTAGAATCTGATATGGACTATAGGAAGAGGGTACAAAAGTTGGGGGATTCCAATATGGTGTATATAACTTATTATTGTTTTGTATGTTATCAATAATAACCATATCATTGAATCCTCCCACAGGACCATATCTGTTTTCGATATATGCTGCGTCAATAAAAAATTCATTAACTAAATCTAGTACTGTGTCGTTTGGACTATATTCACCTTGATTAGAACTATTAATTATTGGTGGGTTATTGTATGTGATTGTATAATTATATCCACCTTCAGGTCCATACTCATTCAACGGATAAAGTTGTCTTACAAATGGATTCTGTGAGATTAAATCATCAGGTGAATTAATAACATTGTAATCACTTAAACTTGTTTCATATGTTCTAGTACCAACAGGTGCTGTATAAACACCAGTCACTGCATAGGGGGGTAAATTCCTATTCAGTAAACTATTTCTAAAACTTGATGTTGATGCAAACGATAATGAACTTTCGGACATAATCTTATTTTAAAATAAATAGATGAATTTTTTTTTTATCATCTACCAAAATTCATATTTTGTTGTGATGGAGTTTGTTTACCTGTTGGGTCTTTGGCCATTTGAGCAATCATTTGAATAAACTCAGGTTTTTTCATAAGTTCATTCAACACTCTTTCGACCTCAGTGGTATTTACACCAGGTGGGGCTGAAAAAGTTACATTTAAATTACCACTATAATTTAAGTTTTGAGTTGTTGGTGCTTGTACTTGTTTTTGTAATTTATCCAAATAACTCATTTCAGTTGTTTTCGGTGTTGTGGTAGTTGCTACTTGAGTTTTAGTTTTTTCATCCTCACCAGTCAAAATACTTCCAACTTTAGATTCTTTATACACAACACTAGCTTTTTCCATTTTTTCCTTAAACATATTGTAAAACTCGTTGGCCATATTACTGCCAGCCTCACCAGCTCCTTTGAAATCACCTTTGAATAAACTTTTAATCAAATCATCTGACTGAGTTCCAATACCTTGTCTAATTCCCTTTTCTGAAAATGTTTCTGTTTTTTCTTTACCTTCTTTATCCTTAGTTGTTCTCTTTAATACTTCGATACCATTTTTATAAATTTCTATCTCAGCCCTACTTAATCTTTCACCACCTTTGGATGCTGCTAAACCATAACCCATAGTGTCAGCAATCATAGCCAACAATATTTCTTGGTTTTCTTGGACAGTAAGTTGTTCTTTTGCCAACTCTTCCATCGTTTTAGGTTCTTGGTCTTTCATAAATTTGTCTAAAGCATCTTTGTCTTTAGCAAAAGTTTCCATAGCTTTATCTATTCCCATTTGAGTACCATCAACGGTTAAAGTCATTTCACCACCAGGACCTATTTCTGATAAATTAGCTATGAAGTTTCTTTGTTCTTCAGTAAATGTTGCAGGAAATTTAATTTTACTCAATTTCATATCGAGTTCTTTTGAGCCAGTTGCCATTTTTGCTAATTCATCATAACTCATTCCCATTTCTTTGGCAATCTCTCTTAGTTGTCTTTTTGCACCAGGCATAATTTCGAAACGACCATCTTTATTAAGCTGAACAAATTTTTCTGACATTTTGGACATTTGATTCATCAATTCACCAGGGTCATTCTGTGCCATATCCATCAATCGAAGTGGGTCTAATAATTCAGATTGTGTAACACCTAATCTTTGTAATGCCGCCGACATTTCTATAGCTTTGTCAGGTTCGAATAAACTTTCGGATAATGTAAAAACTTCTTCCATATTTATTCTTAAAACTTTAGCCTGAGCTACCATTTTAGTTAACCCTTCTATACCACCTTTAAAATTAAATGTATTAAGTTTAGTTAAATTTTTTGCTACCTCATCTGAAACACCTTGAGCATTAACTCCCATTTTTCTTGAGATGTCAACTACTTTCTGCATTTGGTCTTGTACACCCATATATGAAACACCAACATCTTTGAATTTTTTTGCCATATCATCAACTTCCAAACCAGTAACCTTAGCTGTTGCTATTAATCCTTTATACGCTTGATTATTTAATATGACATTCCTACCCAAATCAGAGGATATTGATGTTTGAATAGCTGATATATCAGAAAATTTTCCACCCAATTCTTTAACATCACCAACAACATCTGTCATTGCTGCTTTTATGCTCAATATATTAGTTCTACCAACACCAAAAGATTTTGCGACACCAATTGCAGCACCCTCTACTTCATCAAAAACTTTTTTTAAACTAGCAGGTTTTACATTTGATAATACAGCGTCACCAAAGTTTTCTCCAATTTCCTGAAATTGTTTTTCTATACCACTTAAGAGTGATTTACCATCGTCTCCACCCATATTTAAATTGTTTTATAAATAAATACCACACACCTTTTTTTATTTTTCAGATGTGTGGTATTCTATAATTTTATTGACTAAATATTTTCTTGAGTATGTTGGTAAATTTAAAAAATCGGTATATGATGTATGAAGAAATTTACCCAATAAAAAATACTCATCTAATAATACTTCTCTATACTTAGAAGAAAGGGCGAAAAAATTCAACACCAAAGGTGACCTCCAAATTCACCTGTTCACCTGATGGTGCTCTAACAACTCTTTTTAAATCCAAAGATGGTTCATTTTCTTTTATGAATTTTTTAATAAATTTTGAATCCATAATTGGAAGATTATTTACCATTTGTGAAATTTTTTCTCTATCTGTCTCACCATTAATTTCTACAATATGTTTCATCAATTTCCAAGTAACCCTTGGTGGTGTCATATTAGATGGATAACTTTCAACCATTTTATCTATTTCAATGATTTCACCATAAGTCAGTGGTTTAAGTTTTACATTCGCTTCACTACGTGGTAATTTTACATTGTAATGTCCGTTTTCATCAGGTGTTGAATTTGGTTTAACAATATTTAATTCATCCAAAACTATTGTAGCTTCGAATGGTTTGTTTGTTAATGGGTCAGTCAATGTGAGTGTGTATTCAGGACCGAAAGATGTATTTCTCAAATAAATTAGAATTGCTTCAACATCACCCTCTAAAAGTTCTTCGGGTCTGATATCTGTTTCGTAAAGTTTACTTCGTATTAAAGTAGTAACAACATTTACATTAGGATTAGAAATTCCCCCTAAAATTATGTTTTCATCATTAGCTGTAAGGTAACCAACTTTTACAGATTTCTTTTTGTTCTTATAAAAAATACCACCCGATGGTAAAGGAACTACATCGTGTGGTAAATTAAAATTTTCAGTACCGGCTTTTAATATATTAGCATCCATTGTTTTTTTTATTATTAAAATAAACTAATAATAAAAAAATTAAATACTTTTTTTTAGTATACTAATATACATCTATCCATTCTAAGGTTTGCTTGGATTGTTGCTATTTTGTCATCACTATATGATAGTCCTTGAAAATCAACGTTAGTTAAAAAACAACCCTCAAGTATCCATTTTTCAACAACTACACCAGTTGGGTCTAACATCTCCAAATCAACATTTTTCTTATATCCCGCAGCATACCCCATACGACCTGTTACAGATTCAGCATGAAGACGAACCCATTCCATAAGTGCTTGTGCTGCAGATGGACCGATAGGGTCTCTAAAAGTAACAGAAATTTCTTCCCAGTTAAATCTACCTGCAACATATGTTGAAGTGTTTAAAAATGGGATTTCAACCGAGTTTATCTTAACTTTTGGTCTAGATGTTGATTCCACGAACCATTCATTAATACCTAAAGAAGAAGGAAATCTCATAATAAACCTATTCTGTCTTTTAGGTTCATAAGGTATGGGCATTTTCATCAATAAATCAGCCATCGTATTTCAGTTTAAATTTTTATTCTTTTTTATTTTAAATATAAATATCTTATTATTTTTTTTCTATTGACTTTATAAAATAAAAAAAGTATTATTATACTAGAACTAGTTAAATATTATTAATATAATATTTTATATTAATTTATATAATATTCTTTTTATTCTAGTTTCTAGTTGTAATTCTTCTTCATCTGGTTTGTATTCCTTTTTAATACCTCCGTGTGTTGAAAATATTTTAACATCTTTTACCCCCTTACTCATAGCCTTAATATTTCTCGGGTCATCATCAGAAAATCCTATCATAGGAACAAATTTATTTCTTATTTCGTTTTCTATTTTTTTAGATAATCTTAAGTTTAATTTTTCAGCTTGACCTTGAACATATTGTTTGAATCTATTCATTGTTGTAATTTTAGCTACTTCAGGATTTGTTGCTGACCCTTCCCCATAAGAAACAGGATAATACCTATTCATTTTTAGGTACTTCATTATTTCAGTTTCTTTATCAGCTGGATTTTCACCAGAGTTAATTCTCATTTCTTTTAATGAATCATATAGAGAATCAGAATCAATTCCACCTCTATTTGAATCTATAAGTTTTTTAACCCCCATCATTAGTGTTGATGGTCTATGTCCTCTTGCAGTAATAATTGCAAACAACGAACCATTATTAATTGCTTCTACAAAATCAGGCCATGCAGCATCATTAGCTAATTCAGCACTCATTACATCCTTTAAGAATTTACCATCCCCAGTAACTCTAAAATCTCTGAATGGGTCTGGTGCAAAATTTACGATAGTAAAACCCTCATATTCAAAAGGTTCTTTTCCTATCTGAGTTCTATATTCAGCAAAATCCTCAGTTCCCATACCAACTTCTTCTCCATCATCATCTAATAAGTAGATTTTTGTTGGCATATACATTAAGTTATCATCCCAATCAAAAGCATAATACTTCATTGGGATTTCTCTTTCTTCAAATTCTCTAAGTAATTTAATAATTGTATTTCTCATACTAATAAATATGTCTTAATTAAAAAAAGGAAGATGGTTTATTATCTTCCTTTTGTTCAATTTATCGTAATGATAGCTCAAATTTTAACGAACCACAATCCCAAATTCTATCATA